CTAAAACATATCCATCTAAATATTTTTTATTATTTCTTCCTATGACTTGAAAAACATTATCTCTTTTTGGTTGCAACCCACCTATTGAAACTGATTTACCTCTTGCCATCGCATTTTTAAAAGATATATCCATAAGGAACTCATTGCCAAGAATATCTTCCAATCCTCTTCTTTTTACTCCAGGTATCTTTGCTAAAACATTTTCTACTTTTCCAACATACTTTCCTGTAGATGGTGTTCCAATAACCCAAGCTAGATGTGATATAGGATGTGAAAATACACTTGTTAAATCAGCACCCCACATTCTTGCTTGTTCTTCTCCTACAACTCTTGTAGTCCATGCAGCTCTAAGTAGAATGAATGGCTTCCATAATGCTTGCATATATGTATCAGCAAGTTGTGTCAAAGCACCTTCTGTAATATTTTGTCCTGCTTCATCTACACCATAAAATAATTTTGATAAATTTTTGACAACAAAGTTTGCATCTTCTGTTTGTGCTTTTGCAAAACTTTCTAATGTTAAATCTTTTCCTGTAAGTTTTCTACCTCCTATAAGTCTCCAAAATGCATTTCTAGTATTACCTGTAATTCTTGCTAAATCTCTTCCTCCAGGTAAAAATATATTCCCTCCAAAATATTCAGCAAAAATATGAGCAGTTGGTTGTATTTGTATTTTTCCATCAACAATAATATCTGATTTTGCACCTAAAAATATTTCAGGATTTCCCAACTCATCGTGAAAATAATCTCTCATTTTAGAAGTATCTGCTTCAAACTTTTCAAAAGCTCTTCCTACATAATTATCTCCAAGCACTTCATCAACTTGTGGAAATACATCGTCATTTAAAAATTTAAAAACTTTAGAAACAATTCCATAACTAGGTATAGCTTCATTTGGATTTGCACCTTTACCTTTTACTTCTGCACTTATATCTGTAAACTTTCTGAGTAAATCATCTTGTACATCTGCATTAATACCTACACCATCCATAAATTGATTAAGTTGGTCGTAAGCCTCATCAAGATTTTTTACATTTAGATTGACTGGTGGTAAGTCACCCATCATTTTAAGAACTGGTGTATCTTCCCATCTTTTTCTTAATACTGCTTTGAATCCAAAAGGTGATAACCCTGTCCCACCATCAAATGCTTTTGCTAATGTCGTTGAAAACTTTCCATTGAACAATGCAGATGTTGGGTCAAGTCTTTCTGTAATAGTTGTGCCTATTTCTCTTCTAAATAAATTTGCTACTTCTTCTGCTGTATTAGCATCAGCAATTTCTCTATAAAATTCATGTGGTATAGCATCAGAGTTTTTTCTAAACATATTTGTTATATTTTTTACATTATTTTCTTTTGCCATAGCTTCAGCAATATCTTTACCAGGACCACGTAAAAAATAATCATCGGCTGTTGGTTGATGCACTGTTTTTCTAATAGCTTTATCAATCAAACCAACTCCTTCAAGTGATTCACCAGTCTTAAATGTTTTCTTAATCTTTCCTGCTTTTGCGATTCCTCCACCAATAAAATTTAATGGGTCTAATCCAACTGTTGCTGCAAAGTCTATAGCACCTGACATTGTATTAAATCCTTTGGTACCAGGTTCAAATACATTTACTGCTGCAACTGTTCCAGGTGAAATAATATATCCATCTCTTTGCAGTTCTCTTGTAACATCAGCTCTTTCTTCAATAGTTATAGGTGTACCAAGTTGTTCATTTATTATTTGCCTTGCAGAATTAATTACATCTTCATCATCGGTAGAATCAACAATAGCTTGAAATATATCAAGATTTTCTGCTGTATTTGAGTTTCCAAAATATCCTGCACCTAAATTGACAGGTCTTCCTTCTTTTAACTCATTGATTGCTCTTTTAAAAACAGTAGGTCCTAGTTCTTCTTTATTTCTTTTGTATGATTGATAAAAAGATTCTTGACCTTCATCTCTTGTAAATGGGTCTGTCAAATATCCAAGCAAAGGTCCTGCATATGCAAGAATAGGATTTAAACCTCTTTCTTCAAATGATTCTGCTGCAGCTTGAAAAGGTCTTTTGATAACAGCTTCTGCTAACGAATCTGCACCAACAAAAGCAGTTCTCACAAAACCTCTTGCTGCGTCTCTTAATCTTTTACCTAATTTTCCTTGTTGTTCCAAATATGAGTCAACCACAGTTTTAATTTCAGGAGCTTGTAATGATAACTCTTTAAGACCTGCAGCTATAATTCCTCCGCTTGGCATGAAGCCACCATATTGTGATGAAAGATTAGCTACAGAAAAACCTTGTGATTGATTAATTTGATTTTTTAAAATCTGTGTTTGTTTTTTTTCTTCCTCAAAGTTATTTATTTGACGAAGTTCATCATCAGGGTCTACCCAGTATTGTGAAAATCTGACCATGTAAACTCCTTAGTTGTATCTACCAGTTGCAGCTTGTTGTTTATCTAACTCACTTTGTACTAATGCAAGGGTATCAACATCAGGATATGCATAATATAAAGACCTTAGAGTGGCAAGTTTATCTACAAAAACATTTCTCTCCATTTCTCCTGAATCTTCTAATGCACTTATGTTTGGTCTCTCTGTTGGTCTTGCTAATGGTACAACATCGTTATTTTGTGCTATCTCCCTATCTACCTGTTCAACCTGAGGAACATCAACTGGTTCTGCTTGAGCAACAGGAAATGTTCTTACTAACTCTTGGTTTCTTGCTTTTTGCAAATCTTCCCCACCACCAACTAAATCAGATGGTGATATTTGGTCTTTACCTGGGTCATAATTTAATCTGTCTCTATTACGTGTCATAATCCTCCCTTATAATAACTAAGTCAATTCTTACTCCAGGAAACTTTGCTAATGTAATTGCTTCCATAGAAACTGAATTAGCTTCATCATCAATATTGTCAAATATGTAATTTTGATATTCAGGATATTCAGTCAGAATAATATCTAAAAATCTTTCGTTAGTATAATCATCCACTTTGACCTGCAGCAATCTGTGCAAATACATCTTGAATGTTTGTTGGACCTTGTCCTGGTATAGCACCCTGTTGAGCCTGAGCAACTTGTTGTTGCTGTTGTTGTTGTGCTTCTTCTGCAAAGAATGATTCAAGAATATCATCTATCTTATTTGGATTTCTATAAATTTCACTTATTGCAGATATAGCTTGTGAGTCACCTTGTTGTGACCTTGCTAATAAAGATTCAAATAAAACTCTTTCTGCTCTTTCTTTTGTAATACGGTCATTTATCTTTGTTAGGTCTTGTAGTCCATCCATTTCTTCTTGCATTGTTTGTCTATCAATAATTCCTGCTTGCAGTAACTGTAAACCTGTGATAATTTTTTGTGGTTCATCAAAACCTGCCATAGTTCCATAGACTCTTGTAGTCTTATAGTTTTTATTTATATCTGTTCCAGGTGTGTAGTTTTCTGAAAAAGCTGCTCCACGAATATAACCTGATAATGGTTTTCTTGTTTTGTTAAATAAAAGTTCATCTAATTCTAATCTTTTGTAATCAACTTCTTCTAATGCTTTTGAAAGAACAGATTGATACTCTCTAACCATAAGTGATACACCGCTTTGAAGTTCTTCTAATCCTCTACCTGTAACAAAAGAGTTAGGAGATATAGCATCATCTTGAACTGGATATCCTGCAACAACACGTAAATGTCTTTCTATTCTTCCTACTTGTTCAAATAACTGATAAGGAAGATTGTTTACTGGTTTTACAACTTGTGAACCAGGAGTCAAATAGTTTACTGCAAATCTACCTTTTCTATATTGTCCTGATTCTATTTCTCCTACAACGTTTGTCTCTGTAAACACTGCATCTTCCATAGCTATAACAGACATAATATTTATTTTTGCCATTGCAGCCATCAAACCTATTGTTTGGTCAAATTGTCCTTGGAGTTGGTCAAATGAATATCTTTTAGCTACAACAAAAGCAGGTCCTGATTTCAGTGGATTTGGAACAAAATCTACAATCTTACCTGAACCTATATGTACAATGTATGTACCTTCAAGATTCATGTATTCAATAATGTTCCCACCTGAATCATTTGAGTTTTCCCATGAACCATCTTCATAATCTTGGTATGCATAAGTTGTATATGCTTTTATAGATTCTTTGCTTTTATTAGCCTCAGGGTCATCGTAGTATGCTTTTAGTTCAGGATACAATGTAACTAATTCATTTACAGGAACTTTACGTACTGTAACAAGTTCTTCAGGCATTTGATTTGCACCATAGTATCCTGGGTAACAATCATAAGGGTCTCTGAGTTCTGCACATGGATATGTATTTCCGTCAGCATCTTGTTTTGTTGTAATAATAAATACTGCAAAACCATAACCAGGTAACCATCTAGCTACTTGTGGTAATTGTCCTTTAAGATTTTGCATTGAATCAAAAGAAGTAATAATTCTTTCAAGTTTTTCTTTCTTTCTTTTAGACCTTTCTGAATCTCTTGGATTTGTTAAATCAACTCTTAAATTAGGAACACGTCCTAATTTTTGTGCCAGTCTATCTAAACCTGACATAAGTAAGTTTGGAGCAGGTAATAAAGATTCATCCATCATTTCTAATGATGTTCCTAACAAAGCACGTATTCCGTCAGCTCCACCATTCATAATTGACCTAAATCTAGCTCTATCTACAAGAGCGTTTTTATGCATGTTGCGTAGTGTTACGGCTCTATCTACTATATCGTTTACTAACATTTATCTCCAAGGGACATCGTTCCAGGATGTCACGTCAAACCCATCAAAAGATGGTTTATATTCTACCATCATATCATCAAAACGAGCAGTTTGTAACCTTCTAATAACTTTCATAGGAAACCAAGATGCCATGACAATATCTGATTTATATGCTCTTCCTTTGCTTGCAAAGAATGTAAGTTGCTTTCTGTACAAATCTGACTTCACTTTTGCATTTATAGACTTGTATGGCAATATAATTCTTTGGTCTTCAAACAAACTTGTCATAGCTGTAACACCAAACTTAGAATCCCATTTATTTTTAGATTGTGTTTGATGTCCTTCATGTATGATTCCATTAGTTGCACAATATTGTTTTAGTTCTGTATCTTGTCTGATAGCTCTTTGAAATGCATTTTCTTCTATAACCCAGTGATAACAACCATACATCTCATTCCATTCTTTAATTATACGTAATGCCTCTTTGATACCCCCACCTTTGTTGTTTTCTAAATCAATCATTTGCATCTTGATTGTTTCTGTATCATAGATTGCCCATAAGAAAGCAGCTTGATAACCTGTAGCAGCAGGGTCTAATCCTGCAACTAAGTATGCAGATTCTGTTAGTTCACCAATATCAAGTGATGTGTCATAACATTTCTGTATTGATTCAGGATTAAATATAGATTGACCTTTTGGCATTGCTCTATTGAGATACACCATTTCATAAACATGAACACCACCTGTAGTTGCAGATGCTTCTTTTTGTTGATATAACCATTTGTAATCACGTTTTTTATTCCACAACATACAATCTTCATGTAATTCAAAATTATCAGGGTCTTCAACACAACTATCAGAATGTGCTTGTTCTACTATATTCTCCCATGCATTGTTGTCTAACAAAGAATTATATAAATCATCTGCATGTTGTCTTGAACCAATAACTACAACTGATGTATGTGACTCAACTCGTGATGATAATGTTGTTGTCCACCACCTTTTAGTAGCTGCTCTACCTGATGGTTGAGCTGTAGAACCAAAGTCTTCAATGTCATCTGCAATAATTAAATCACAGTCTCTTGATAAAATCTTGCCGCCTTTACCTACAGCGACCATTGTAGGTGATTTAATACCTGTAACTGTCCTTGTAGATACAGAAAATGCAGTTTGTGACCAGTTTTTACCTGACCTACTCTTTGGTCTAAAGGTTACTCCAGGTCCACAAAAATCTTCTATTAGTTGTTGATTACTGTCTAAATGTTCAAGAACTGAACCAACAGCATTTTTCGCAATATCTTCGTTTCCTCCAACCCACATTATCCTTACATTTGGATTTTTACATATCTGCCATATAGCAAAATGTATAAGTAGTTCTGTCTTGCCATGACGTGGAGGACTAAGAATCATAAGGTTTCCACCTTCGTCTATGTTCTTTTGTATAGACATGACCCATTTATCTTGAAAATCAGGTGTTTCATACTTGACACCTTGTTCTGTTTTAAAATATCTATCTCTAAACTTTTTAAAACTCTTTAGAGACTTTATAGCTTCTTTAGGTGTTGTCCAGTCTTCTCTTCTTGTTTTTGTTTCTTCGTCTTCAATATATGCTGAATACATACGAGATACTTGTGCAGAACTAATTTTGAATATATCTGCTACTTCTTTTGCTGTGATATCACCTAAAAGCATCTCTCCTGCATAACCTTCTTCAACAAACTTATCAAAGTATGCACCTTTTCTTGAGGTTGAGTTTTGTATTATCTTATTTGGTTTGATATCGACATTTTCTTTGCCATGCATAGCAATTTGATTTTGTACATATCTTTTGTGCTTATCTGAACAATATCTTCTTTGTCTACCTTTGAGAATAGTTTTGCATGTAGGATGTACACAAACTAAATTTTTTTCTACCACTTTACTCTGTTTGCCCAGTAAGCAGCAGACATTTTACCTTTTGCAATATTCTTTCTGTGTCTAGCCTGAAAAGATTTTCTTTTGGCTTTTGACTTAGGGTCTTGTTTCTTACCTGCAGTCTTTGCACCTTGTTGTCCAAATCTAATTAATTTAAGATTATGTCCTTCTTGTGCCAAAACTATGTGTGATTTTGTAGGATGCTTTGGAGTTCTTTTTGGTTTGTTTACTCCTGATAAATTATGTTTTTTTAATAAATTTTTTTTTCTTGCTGTGTTGTGTGGCATACTATTCCTTTTCTACTACTTTCCATGCAACATAATTTACAAGCACTATTATTCCTATCACAACAAAAGTATCCATTATTTTTTTATTTTCTTAATCTTTCCGTTCTTTGTTCTTGCAAACTTATGTGTCTTTGTTTCTCTTATAAGAGTTCCATAGTATCGTTTACCACCAAACATCCAACTAACTTGTTTAGCCATTATTGTTTTGGTTTACGACTACTAGTAGCACGTAACTTCTTAAAGTCTGCTCCAGTAATTTTATCAAAAGGTGGTGCAACTGCTGCTATCTTTTTTTGAGCTGCTGAATATTCTCCATTTCCCTTTGGCATTATTTACCTACTTTCTTCTGTGCGTTCACATGAGCTTTGTTAAAACTTGCTCCTCTTCTCATACTATTATACATATACTGTATGTGTTTTTTAGTATGATGTTTAGAATGTTTCTTCATAGCATTTTGCTGTGATTTAGTAAGTTTTGAAATATCAACGCCTTTAACTTTCATCGTTTCTTCTTTCTCTTCTTAG